CTGGGGTTGAGCGAGGAACAGATCGACTCCATCGTGGAGGCGCACACGGACACGCTGACGGGGCTGCAGGACAAGATCAAGGCCCTGGAGGGCGACGCGGGGAAGGTCAAGGAGCTTCAGGAGAAGCTGGACGCCTACGAAAAGGGCGGCGGCGAGGACTGGCAGGGCAAGTACAACCAGGTGAAGAAGGACCTGGAGGCGTACAAGGCGGAGGTATCGGCGAAGGAATCCGCCGAGAAGGTAAAGGCCGCTTACAAGGCGCTGCTGGGCGAGGAGAAGATCGACCCGAAGCGGTACGACGTGATATTGCGGGCCACGAGCTTCAAGGACATGAAGCTTGACAAGGACGGCAAGCTGGAGAACGCGGAGGCATTGAAGGCGGCCATCCGCGAGGACTGGGCGGACTTCAGGGTAACGGAGAAGACCCAGGGCGCGGGGGTCGGCAATCCCCCGGGAGGCGGCGGCGGTTCCGGGAAGACCAGGGAGGAAATCATGGCCATCAAGGACACCGGCGAACGTCAGCGGGCGATTGCGGAGAATCACGAGCTGTTCGGCTTTTAGCCGGGGCAACGAAAGGAGCACCAACACATGAAAAATTTCAACATCAACCTCCAGCTCTTTGCGGCTGAGGACAACGTCATCACCACGGCGCAGATGGCGAAGGCGCGGGAGGTGGACTTTGTTCAGCGGTTCACGGGGAACATCCTGCGGAAGCTGATGGAGGCGCTGGGCGTGACGCGGAAGATCGCGATGTCCGAGGGCACCACGATGTACTATTACAAGACCACGGGCACGCTGGAGAGCGGCGTGGTGGCCGAGGGCGACGTGATTCCGCTGTCGCAGTACAAGCGGGAGAAGTTCCCCATCGGGGAGATCACGCTGGAGAAGTACCGCAAGGCTGTGACGGCGGAGGCCATCAAGAAGAGCGGTTACAGCGAGGCGGTGCAGGAGACGGACCAGAAGATGATCCGGGACATCCAGAAGAAGATTCGCGGGAACTTCTTCACGTACCTGGGCACGATCGTGCACGCGGCCAGCGGCACCGAGGGCGAGGAGGGCTATGTGCCCGCGGCGGGCACCAGCGTGTCCGGTGCGACGCTTCAGGCGGTGCTGGCGAAGAGCTGGGGCCAGCTGCAGGTGCTGTTTGAGAACGACGCCGCCGAGGCGGTGCACTTCATCAACCCGCTGGACATCGCGGACTACCTGGCGACGGCGCAGATCACCACGCAGACGGCCTTCGGCATGAGCTACGTGGAGGACTTCCTGGGGCTGGGCACGGTCATCATGAACAGCCAGATTCCGTCCGGCACGGTGTATTCCACGGCCAAGGAAAACCTCATCATGTACTACCTGACCATGACCGGCGACGTGGCGCGGGCGTTCAACCTGACCACGGATGAGACGGGCTACATCGGCATGCACACGTCCCAGACGGACAACCGCGCCCAGATCGAGACGCTGCTGATGTACGGCATCCAGTTCCTTGTGGAGATGGCGGACGGCGTGGTGAATGGCACGATCAGCGGGGCATGAGAATTTACCGGGTAATCTGCGCGTTCTACGACCTTGAGGACGGCGGGCGGGCATACCGGGCCGGGGACGACTATCCCCGCCCCGGTCTTGAGCCCACGGCGGCGCGGATCGCGCAGCTCAGCGGGGCGGAGAACCGCCTGGGCAGGCCGCTGATCGAGGCCGGGAAACCGCGCGAGGCGCGGGGACGGAAAAAGGGAGGCGCGGGCGATGATTGAGGAAATCTGCGCGCACATCCACAACTGGTTTACGAAAGCCGAGGACATCCACCGGGGCACGTTCACCATCGAGGGCGGGTCGATTGACCTGCCCTTTCTCGTGCCCGGGCAGTACTTCCGGATCGTCGGGAGCGCGCTGAACGACGGGGTGTATCAGTACCCGGCGGAAAGCACCGGCGGCGGCGAAGGCGGAGAGGGCGACGAAGGCGACGAAGGCGGCGGCGAAGCGCAGGCGCTTGCGCTGACGGACGAGACCTTTGAGGGCGAGATATGGGCGATGAGGATACCGCGATCGTTTATCATTCTGGCGGGGGAGATCGGGGCGTGGGACGCGCAGTACGGCGCGGCGATGTCCAGCCCCTACCAGAGCGAGAACATCATCGGGGTATACAGCTATACCAAGGCGGCGGGCGCAAACGGGGGCGGGGCCTCCGGGGCGGCCTGGCAGAGCGCGTATAAATCCAGACTGAACCAGTGGAGGAAGATACGATGAGCACATTGGCCGGTGGTATAGGGGACATGCTGACGCCCATGATGACGGCGTGCGTGCGGATGGACCGAAGCACGGAGCAGACGAAGCTGGGGCCGGTGGAGCGGTACACGGCGGGCGCGGGGTTCATGGCGTACCTTCGGAAGGACGCCAGCCCGGAGATACGGGTGGCGGAGCGACAGGGCATCCGGGAGCAGTACACGGTGATCGTGCCGAAGGCCGAGGTGCTGAGGCGGGACGACGTGTTCAGGCGGGAGTCGGACGGGCTGACGTTCCGGTGCACGTCGTCCACGACGGACGCGGAGGCGCCGGAGATGGCGTCGCTGCAAATCGCAAAGGCGAGCTGTGAGAGGTGGGACATACCATGACGGAGGCGGTGGAGGCGCTGTACAGCTTCTTCGGGCAGTTCGATCTTCCGGTGTATCCGGAGGACGGTGTGCCGGGGACGGTGACGCCGCCGTACATCACGGTGCGAATGGCGATCCCGGCCTGGCGGGACACGGCGACGTTCTACGCCCGGGTGTGGGACAGGGCGGCGTCCAGGGCGGGCGTGCTGGAAAAGGTGGACGCCATCGGGGAGGCCATCGGCGAGGGCGCACTGGTCAAGACTGAGCACGGGTGCGTGGTGATCGGCAAGGGCACGCCGTTTGCGCAGCTGATGCCGTACCCGGGAGATGTGACGCTGCATTGCGTCTATCTCAACATGACGCTTCAGGCAATCGTGCCTTAAGCGGCGAAAGGAGCATGAGACATGGAGTATACGAGGATTCCCGACGGGACGTGGAATCAGATACAGATCAACGCGGGGCTGATTGCGACGACGTTCGCCCCGGCGACGGGAACCATCAGCGGTATCATGGGGGCCACGGACGGCGGCTTTTCCGTGAGCCTGAACCCGAAGTATGAGGACTTCGGGGAGGACATCGACAACGTGCCGCCCAACTCGAAGCAGCTCAAGCGGATCAAGAGCTACGACCCGACGGTGTCGGCGACGTTCAAGTCGGTCACCGGGGCGCTGCTGAAGGACATGATCGGCGCGGCGGACGTGGACGCCCAGAGCGGGGCCATCATCCCCCGGATGACGCTGACGGACGCGGACTTCAAGGACGTATGGGTCGTGGGCGACTACGGCAACAGCGGCGGGTTCGTGGCGGTGCACATCAAGAATGCGCTGAACACGGCGGGCTTCTCCTGGAAGACCACCAAGGACGGCAAGGGCGCGTTCTCGGTGGAGTTCCACGGGCATTATGATCTGGAGAACATGGACGAGGTGCCGTTTGAGGCGTATGTGAACAGCGGGACTTGATTGACGGGCGGCGGGATGCCGCCCGTTTAACGTTAAGGAGGGAACGAGCATGACACTGGAACAGCAGAATTACGATAAGCTGGACATGATGGCGGACATAATCGAGCCGCTGGGGGAGATCATCAGCGACAGCAACGTGATGACGGCATGGCGGAACGGGCAGCGGGGCGCGTCGGTGGCGGCCATGATTCGCAACCACAAAGAAGGGGTCGTGGCGATCCTGGCGGCGCTGGACGGAGTTCCCGTCGAGGAATATGAGGTGAAGCCGGAGGAGGTCGTGCTCAAGCTGCTCGCCCGGCTGAGCGAGATGAAGGATGTCGTCAAGGCCATTTTCCCTACGCGTGCTCAGAGCGCGGCAGGCGCATCTTCTGGGCATGCTACGGAGAATACAGAGGACGGCGCGCAGTAGCGCCGTTTTTGGGCTATTTGGGGGCCAGAATGCAGATGCTCAACGAGGAGTACGCATTCAGGGCCTACATGACGGAGGCGGCAATGATCGTGACTGAGAACACACAGCGCTTCGCGGGCGGCAGCAGGCTTGGGAAACACTGGACAGACGTGGTGGACACGAGGCCTCGCAGCAGGCGGAGCGGTGACGAGATAGCCGCGGAAATCATAGCCCGGGCAGGGCTGACGGTCGTAGGTGGTGAGTTGGATGGCTCTTGATCTTTTTTCGCTGGTTGCGAAATTGACGCTGGAGGACAGCGAATATACCGAGGCCCTTGACGCGGCGGCGGAAGCGGCGCAGGCGTTCGCGGCGGGATTTGGGGACGACGCGGCGAATGTGGGCGACAACGTGGCCGTGATGGCCGACAACGTCACCACCTCCGCCGAGGTCATCGGCACGGCCATGGACGCGGCGGTGTCTGCCATGGACGGCGTGGCGGGCGCCTCCGGGGAGGCCGGGGACGCCATCGACATCATCAGCGGCGCGGCGGCGGATGCCAGCGGGGCGCTGATGGACATCGGCAGCGCAGCCGGAGGGGCCAGCGGCGACATTGACGGCGTGGCCGGGGCCGCGGAGTCGGCGGCGGACAGCCTGGAGGGAATCGGCGACGGGGCTTCGGGCGCGTCGGGAGGGCTGGATCAGGCCGAGGGGTCTGCCGGTGGGCTGGCCTCCACGCTGTCCGGGACGCTGGTGTCGGGCGCGGGCGCGGCGCTGACGGCCATCGAGACCATGGCGGTCGGAGCGGTGAGCCTGTTTGGTCAGATCGCCGGGGCCATCACGGATGTGGTGGGCGGGCTGGCGGAGTACGGCGATTCCATCGACAAAGAGAGCCAGAAGCTGGGAATCTCCGCGCAGGCCTATCAGGAATGGGATGCAGTCCTCCAGCACAGCGGAACATCCATCGACGTGCTGAAACGTGGCATGATGACTATGTCAACGGCCATGGATGAGCTGAGCAGGGCGTCGGAACGAGTGATCGACCCGCAAGCTGTAGAAAAGGCCCACAACGCATTTTTGGACGCCCAGGCTGATTTGGACGCGGCAAAAATCGAGGTGGCCGAAGCCCAAAAGAAATACGGAATAAGTTCGAAAGAAGCGGAGAAGGCCAACCTCAAGCTGCAAAAGGCGTTCCGGAAGGCGGAGAGCGCTGGCAACGAGTACAAAGCGGCCATGCAGGGTACCACCCCCGAGGTGGGCAAGGCGGCGCAGGCCATCCAGAGACTGGGCGTCGAAATGACGGACAGCGAGGGCAAGGCGAAATCGCAGGAGGAGGTATTCAAGGAAGTAATCACGGCCCTCCAGAACATCGAGGACCCTGCCCAACGAGCGGCGACGGCGCAGGAGATTTTTGGACGAAGCGCGGCAGAGCTGGGGCCGCTGCTCAACACGTCTGCCGAAGATACCCAGGCGATGATCGACAGGGTGCATGAGCTGGGCGGCGTGCTTTCCGACGACGCGGTCAAAGGTTCTGCGGCATTTCAGGATGCGATGCAGGACTTGAAAACCGCTGCTGACGGAGTCAAGAACCAGTTTATCGCCATCATGATGCCCGCTGTGACCACAGCCATCGAGAACATCACCCAGCTCATCGTCGATGCGAAGCCCATCATCAACGACGTAGCCGGGGCGCTGTCAGCGGCGTGGAATGGGATTGTGAAGCCGGTGCTGGATGCCCTGTGGAGCCTTGCCAGCACGATCGTGGGGGCGCTTGTCGATCTTTGGCAGGGGACGTTCGTCCCGGCGATACAGACGGCGTGGGAGGCCGTCAAAGGCTTCTGGGACAGCACCCTCAAACCGGTTTGGGAAACGCTGCGGGATTTCGTGCTGACCGAGGTCGTGCCGAAGGTGATCGACAAGTGGAACGAGTTCCGCGATAACGTCAAGGACGCATGGCAGGCCATCGCGGACTACTGGGGGCCGGTGTTGCAAACCGTATGGGATGCGATCACGACATGGGTCAACACGAATCTTCCGTTAATTATCGAGTTCTGGCAGAACTTCGCGGGCGACGTTCTGATCGCGTGGCAAACCCTGGCAGATGCGTGGGGGCCGACGCTGGAGACGGCCTGGAACGCGATATCCGACTGGGTAACCACCAATCTGCCCACGCTGCAAGAACTGTGGGAAGGCTTCAAGACTGCCATTAACACGGCATGGGAGGGCATCAAGACCGCATGGACTACCTACCTGCAACCGGCATTAACAGGGCTTGGGACTGCCCTCAAGAATGCGTGGACAAAAGCGGGAGAGTTCAAGAACAAGTTCGTGACGGCCTTTAATGCCGTAAAAACAGGGATTGAGAATACGGTCAAAACTATCAAGGGGTGGATTGACGATGTGATAGCAGCGTTTAACAAGCTGCGTGGCATTGAGGACGAACGCGATAAACGCGGACCTGGCGGCGGCGGTTCTGCTAACGGCGGCGGCGCTGGGCGCCAGCATGGCGCTGGGCGCAAAGACGTCCGAGGCTATGCCGCAGGCGGCATCCTCTCGGAGGGCCAAAGCGGCATCGTCGGCGAGTATCGTCCTGAGTACCTGCGAGTAAGCAACGGGCGGGCCATCGTCACCCCGATCCAGGGCATCAGCGGTCGCTTCGGCGGGCAGGGTGGTCAGGAGATCATCGTCCCCCGCGCCGACACCCGCCCCATCGAGATCACGGTGAGGCTGGCGGACGACACGGTGTTGGGGCGGGCGATCTACAGGATGAACGAGGCGGAGGCGCAGCGGGTTGGGCCGAAGCTGGTGACGGGGGTGCGGTGAGATGTGGTCGATTGACAGCAACGTATGGGAGGTGCCCTGCGACATCAGCCGGGTGGCGGAGATACGGCCCAGCGACATCAGCGGGGCGCTGCTGGACCGGAGCTGGTTCAACGACGTGCTGGGCACCTACATGCAGTACGAGGTGACGATGGTCTATCCGCCGGACGAGGACGGGCAGGCGCTGTACAATACGATCTACGAGATGCTGACGCAGCCGGTGGCGGGGCACACGTTTGTGTTTCCGTACAACTCGGGCACCATCACGATCACCGGGCGGGTGCAGCAGGTGTCGGACGTGTACGTGCAGCTTGCGGACGGTTCGGCCTACTGGAAGGGCATACGGTTCACGGTGCTGGCGAACCATCCGTCGAAGTCGCAGACGCTGGAGGATGCCATCGCCTACGGCGGGGCGTCGGTGCTGCCGGACTCGCAGACGGTGGAGGTGGACGACATGTACGAGTATACCAGCGAGGGCTGGGAGCCGGTGTCGTTTGACGACGGGGACACAAAGCGGTATTGACGAAGGGAGGCGGCGCGGATGTACATCACCATCTCCGGGATAAAGTATACGCAGATCAAGGCGCTGGCCTTCGCGCCGGAGATCGACATCACGGGCGGGAGCATCCCGGTATCTGAATTTCAGGCGGACATCGTGACCAGCGACGAGATTCCCTACGGGGAGCTGGCGTATCTGTACGACGATCTAGACGGGCTGTGGGCGATGTACCGGATCGTGTACGCGGAGCGCGTGGAGCTGGAATCGGTGCGGGTGCGGGCGCAGAGCCGGGTGGCGATGCTGGAGAACATGATGCTGCCCGAGGTGATGTACGAGACGGCGACGCCGCTGGAGGACATCCTGCGGGAGACGTTCACCACGATGTGGGGCGGGTACTTCTACAACATCGGGGAGTATGAAATCGACGCGGCGTTCCAGAACACGTCGCTGAAGGGGTATTTCCCGGAGCAGAAGGCGCGGGAGCGGCTGCAATGGGTGCTGTACGCCATCGGCGGGTATGTGAAGGACTTCTTCGGCGAGGCGCTGGGCATCATGCCCATCCCCCGGAACGGGGAGATGACGGCCCCTGCGGCGCAGACCTTTTACAAACCAAAGCTGACGTTCAAGGACTACGTGACCGGCGTGTGGGCGGTGTCCACGGAATACACCAAGGTGGACGAGAAGCCGGAGGACAGGGAGCAGAAGTACATCGAGGTGGGCGAGGGGAACTATTACCTCATCACCACCCAGGAGATGCAGATCGGCAACCCGGACGTGCCGCAGAACGCGCCGCCCAACGTGGCGAAGCTGAAGGACATGGGAATCATAGGCCCGGACAATGTGTCCGGGCTTTTGGCGCGCATGGGGGACACGCTGTTCAACCGCATGGAGGTGGACCTGGACTGCGTGAACAACGGGCTGTACATGCCGGGGCAGTACCTTCGGGCGTACATCGACAAGAACCGCATGGCGGGGGGCGTGGTGACGCGCTGCGACTTCCGGTTCGGGGTGCAGGCGCGCTCGTCCATCAAGCTGGTGGGGGCCGAGGAGCTGGCGCTGGCGCAGCTCAATATGGTGTACACCTACGGCAAGACCACGCTGGGCCAGCGGGCGCTGAGCCTGCCGGTGGGGCATGAGTACGAGGTGCAGTCGCTGTGGATCGACCGCACGGAGGACGGCGAGAACACCATCTACCGCGCCCTGGACGAGAAGGTGGCGGGCGTGATGCCCGAGGGCGGGGCCGAGGTGGAGGTGCCCTGCGTACCCTATCCCAAGGTGCGCACCAAGTTCATCCAGAACGGCGACTTCTTCCCGGAGCCATGGACGGCCATAGAGCCTGCGGTGGTGAAGGTGAGCAAGGTGGGCGACAGCGTCACGGGGCTGGACAAGGACGGACGGCAGGTGACGGTGACGCTGGACGAGAACGGGTATCTGAGCTACAGGTGAGGTGGAACGGATGGGCGTGACGAGCAGGTGGATCAACCCCAACGCCGTGCCGCTGACGCAGGACAGGTTCAGCGATAACGGAACCTTCAGCGCGGCGAAGGAGGGGAAGTACGGGTATGAGAAGGTGAGCGTGGGGGTGGACACAAACTGCGTGGTCGGAAAGGACCCGGACACGGACGAGGACGTGGAGGTTCGGGAGGAGCCGGAGCCGAAGGACCCGTACAGGCCGGACGAGGGCGGCGAAGGCGAAGGCGGAGGCGGAGGCGAGAAGCCTCCGCATTTGGTGGAGACGGTGCTGCCCAGTCAGATCGTAATCGTGAAGCCGCCGAAGCGCATTCAGTATGAAATGGGCGAGGTCATCGATTACACGGGCATTGAGGTGCAGGCGCAGCTCAAGACTGGCGAGGCGTGGGACGAGTCCATGGGCGGATTCAAGGACGGCGTCATACCGTTCAGGGAGCTGGTGTTCTCGGTGGAGAAATGCGGAGACATGATTCTGCCGGAGACGAATGCTGTCGGTTCATTCGATACGCCGATGAAATCTCTGAGCACAGCCCTACAGGAAGTCTTGCGGCAAGTGCCTCCGTTTTGCAGCAATCAACCCGGATACCAAAGAGCCTTGGAAGAAATCCTCGTCAATATACGGGCGGAACATGCGTATCATATCGAGCACTGTCATGCCGTCATACGTATTCGAACAGACCTTTCGTATGGCAGGGGTGGATATATTGTCGAGGATGACTATATAGTATTGTTTATTTTTGCTTTTTCAAACCCAGGAGAAATCATAGACGCTTCCGAAGAAGGTGTTCCAGCGCTTATATCGATGTTTCAAGTTAACGTAGACAGTGGCGACTTGACAGTGAAGAGATGGTACCCGTGGCAATATCCTATTAATTTGGATAGGCCCATACCTCTGGAAACCCTCGGAACGGTGACGGGGGAATACACAGAAGTTTATACATATGATCATTATTTCGGCGACGGCACACCACCCATGACAAGATATTCGCGGATTCAGGGAATCTCCACCATCGGCGCCCTGTTCGGCGAGGACGCGACGGCCATTCCTGTGAAGTGGGCGCGGCCCGGGGACGGGAAGGTGCTGGAGACGGCGTTTGACATCAGCATGGCGACGCCGGTGGAGTGACGGGAGGCCATTCGTCGTTGTCGGACATGGCGTCCGCTGGCGGCGGCATGTGGTTCGGACGCCATGTATGGCGTCCGCGGCATGCCTGTCGTCGGCGACGGACGCCATGTATGGCGTCCCTACGGGGGGTGCGGCTTCCGGAGAGGTTCCGGAGGGGCGGAGCCCTTCCGATCATCAATCGGCCCTGACGACATGCGCGTCAGGGCCGCAGGTTTTGCCGAAGCAAAACCCACCTTGCGGATTTAAGGTTGGAAACCCTTCGGGTTTCCAAGTTTTCCGCTTTGCGGAAAACCGCTGACAGCTCAAATCGAAGATTTGAGATGCAGCGCCTCGCGGCCAGACGTTTTCCGGCTGTCTGTTCCGCTGTTTCCTTTTTGAACAGACAGCCGGAAAACTCAAGCAAAAATCTGTCAAAGGGGTGGCAGTGGCGGGGGAAGTCGGTCCCCCGCCACCCCAAAAGGAGGTGACGAACAATGCCCAGGACGGAGGGGCAGGTGCTGGTGAGCGAGGCGACGCTTTCGGACATCGGGGACGCGATACGCAGCAAGCTGGGCGGCGCGGTGATGTACCTGCCGGAGGAGATGGCGGCGGCGATCCGGTCCATCGAGGGGGGCATCGGCAATTTGCAGCCGCTGGAGGCGCGCACCAACGGCATCTACGTGCCCGAGGCCCCGGTGGACGGCTACAGCCGGGTGACGGTGGCGGTGCCGACGTTTGAGGCGGAGATCACGCAGGACGCGGTGGCGCTGACGGGCGGGGCGGTGTCGGTGAGCGATCTGGCGGTGGTGATTGCCAACCGCCGTCTGATAACGAAGGCCATCACCGAGAACGGCGAATACGACCCGGCGGACGACGGGGCGGACGCCTACAGCTATGTGACGGTGAATGTGCCGGGGCCGGAGCTGGGGGCGAAGACCTTCACGGCCAACGGCACATATCGTGCGGCGGACGACGAGCTGGCGGGCTATTCCGAGGTGACGGTACACGCGGGGCTGGGCTTTGAGGCGCTGGCCTCGAAGAACATCTATTACCCGCTGGGGGTGGCGACGGTGGTGGCGTCGCTGGACATGTTCACCTGGACGGCTGCGGCGGAGGAGGCCCCGGAGGCGGGGACATAAGGAGGACGGCATGCTGACGAAGAACTTCAAGAACTTAATGGCGATGATCCTGGAGCGCACCACCGGCTACAAGGGCCTGCTGGAGGCCCGGGCGACCAACAACACGGTATATTACCTGATGGGGGCATACGACAGCTATTCCTTCCCCTATGCAGTGACCCAGACCTACACCAACAACATGAACAACGCGGGCATCGCCCTGGGCAGCGGGGACGTGGCGGCCACGGAGGAGGATTACACCCTTCAGGCCCCCATCACCAGCGGGATCACGGTGACGGTGACGATCCTCACGGGCCTGGAGGAGGACGGAAGCCCCTATCTGGAGTACAGCCTGGTGATCGCCAACAACACCGTCAACACGGTGAGCATCCGGGAGGTGGGCTACATTCAGCAGCTGTACGCCACCACGGTATATGAGTCCACCAGCAACGGCGGGCGCCGGGCATGCCTGCTGGATCGGACGGTGCTGGCTACGCCGGTGGTGATACTGGCGGGGGAGAACGGCGTGGTGAAGTACCGGCTGAAGACCGCGGTGGCGGAGTAAGGGGGCGAGGACATGAGCACCTATGAGCGGGACAGGCTGAACGTGAACGGCGACACGGTGAACCTGCGGGACGCGGGGTCGGTGCGGTTCGACCGGGCGCAGAGCCTGACGGCGGCGCAGCAGGCGCAGGCGCGGGACAACATCGGGGCGGGGACCGGCACCGGGGGCGTGACCGGCGTCAAGGGCAGCGCGGAGAACGACTATCGCACGGGACAGGTGAACCTCACCCCGGCGAACATCGGCCTGGGCAACGTGGACAACACGTCGGACGCCGACAAGCCGGTGAGCACGGCGCAGCAGGCGGCGCTGAGCGGCAAGGTGGACAAGGTGACCGGCAAGGGGCTGTCCACCAACGACTATACCGACGCGGACAAGGCGGCGCTGGCGGGGAAGCTGGACGCCTCCCAGAAGGGCGTGGCGGGGGGCGTGGCGGAGCTGGACAGCGGGGGGAAGGTGCCCTCCGCGCAGCTTCCCTCCTACGTGGACGACGTGGTGGAATACGCCAGCGCCAGCGCCTTCCCGGCCACCGGGGAGACGGGCAAGATATACGTGGACACCACGACCAACAAGACCTATCGCTGGAGCGGCAGCGGATACGTGGAGATTTCCCCCTCGCTGGCGCTGGGCGAGACCTCGTCCACCGCCTACCGGGGCGACCGGGGCAAGGCGGCCTATGACCACGCGGCGGCGAAGGGCAGCGCGTTCGCGTCGGGGCTGTACAAGATCGCCACCAACGCCGAGGGGCATGTGACCGCGGCGACGGCGGCGGAGAAGACCGACATCACCGCGCTGGGGATCCCCGGGCAGGACACCACGTACCAGAACGCCACCCAGTCGGCGTCTGGCCTGATGAGCGCTGCGGACAAGGCGAAGCTGGACACAAACGTGATGACGAAACAGATATATACTGACGTCATATGCAACAATACATCCAGAACATCGACCGGGGATGTTTTGAGCTATTTTGAAAACATACCTACCACGGCCAACTGGATTATTATGCTTTATCGCAAAAACTATGCGTGGCAGGACTCGTTTTCGATGTATTTCTTGCTTCGTTTTAACGGCGCGTATTCCGCGAAATCCATCATCAAAGAGGGGTCGTACAGTAAATGTCCGAAGCTCGACGAAAACTATCATGTGATATTGCCAGCGGATGGATCACCGGAGGCGTCCGTAACAATCGAAATCATGCAGTTGTAAAAGGAGGAAATGGCGATGACATACGGCACGGCGGGGCGGTTCATCATTCAGGACGTGGGCATCAGCCTGCCGCTGTACCTGAAAGGGAAAAACAACGGACAAGACATCGTTGACAGGGAGAACAGTGCGCTGCTCTGTCAGAGGTTCCGGGGCGGCTGCGACTACGTGGCCGACCACGCGGCGCAGGGGTTCGACAGGATCAGGCAGTGCAGATACGGCACCATGGCGATGATCCAGACGCCCACGGGCACGCAGATTTATATGTGCGTGGCAATGTCCATGGGCACCAACACGGGCACGGACCTTGTGACGCTGAGCGGGGCGCGGGTGAGCAAGTGCCACTGGGCCGATCTTTGCGCCTACTGCTGCAACGACGAGAGGGGCCGGGACATCACCATGGTGTTCTTCAAGAAGTGGATGAAGGTGGGCCATCCCGTGGTGAGGCTGGAAGACTGAGGACGGAGGAAAGGAGACGCAGACATGAACGCGATTGACAGGCTGATTGCGGTGGCCGAGGGTGAGCTCGGCTATCTGGAGAAAAAGAGCAACAAGGACCTGGACGACAAGACGGCCAACGCGGGCAGCGCGAATTACACGAAGTACAACCGGGACATGAAGGCATGGGCGGGCAGTGCGGGGCTGTCCGATCAGTGGTGCCAGAACTTTGTGGACTGGGTGTTCGTGGTGGCCTTCGGGCTGGAGCTGGCGAAGGCGCTGATCCACCGGTTCACCAACTACACCCCGGACGGCAGCGGGGCCTTCAAGAAGAAGGGCCAGTATTACAAGCGGGGCAGCGTCACACCGAAGCGGGGAGACGTGATCTACTTCTACAGCAGCGCCAAGGGGCGGATCGGGCACGTGGGCATCGTGTACGCGGTGAGCGGCTCGAAGGTGTACACCATCGAGGGCAACACCAGCGGCGCGTCCAGTCTGGTGACCAACGGCGGCGGCGTGCGGAAGAAGAGCTACAGCCAGAGCAGCAGCTACATCGACGGCTATGGCCGTCCGGACTACAGCATTGCCGAGGGCCGCGACTTCGACGCCCCCGCCCGCCAGCCGGAGCAGGCATACCGCCTGGGCGACCGCGTGCTGAAGAACGGCTGCGAGGGCGAGGACGTGAAGGAGCTTCAGGAGGCGCTGATCTCCCTGGGCTTCGACTGCGGCAGCTATGGCGTGGACGGGGAGTTCGGGGACTGTACCGAGATGGCGGTGAGGAACTTCCAGTTTGCGAACGCTTTGACCGTCAACGGCGAATATGCCGCCGCCGACCACAAAGCGCTGATGGCCGCGCTGGCCGGGAAGGACATCGAGGCCCCGGCGGACAAGGCGCGGGCGGTGCAGATCGACACCGGGAAGAGCTGCTTTGTGCGCAAGGGGCCGGGAACGCAGTATGAGAAGATCGGCGTGGTGCACGGCGGGACAAAGCTGGAATACCTGGGCATCGACAGCGAGACGGGCTGGCACCAGGTGAGATTCAAGGGCCTGGAGGGCTGGGTCAGCGGGAAGTATTCAAAGCTGGTGGTGGATTGATGGAGATCACGCGATGCATCCAGGCGGCGGTGGCGCGGGCGGACCTGTGGGTGTGCGGCCTGGGGCCGTGGTTGGCCTATGCGCTGGCCGTTGCCGGGATCGTATGGCTGGCGATCTGGATCGGGAAGAGGCTGTGAAGGGGGGTGATGCCCGTGGCGCGATGCCGAAGCCCCTGCGGGGGAGAACCGCACGAACGATGAGAGAGAGGAGCATGAAGGACATGTGGGATAAGATCGTCAAGGGGCTGTGCCTGGCGGCGGGGGCCGTCGCGGGACTGTACGGGGAGTGGACGACGGCACTGACCATCCTGGTGACCATGATGTGCATCGACTACGTCACCGGGGTGCTGGTGGCAGTCTCCGGAAAATCCCCCAAAACCGAGGGCGGCGGCCTGAGCAGCAAGGTGGGGTTCGTCGGGCTGGCCCGCAAGGGCTTTTTAATGCTGATCGTGCTGGTGGCGACGATGCTGGACAAGGCCATCGGGAACAGCAGCATGGTGTTTCAGACGGCCACGGTGTTCTATTACATTGCCAACGAGGGGCTGTCGATTCTGGAGAACGCCGATCTGATGGGCGTTCCCTTCCCGGCGTTTGTCAAAGAGCGCCTGGAGGAGATGCGGGAGCGAAAAGACAAGCCTCCCGACGTGGGCGAACAATAATTGACTGATACAAATGACGACGGCGAGAGAGGCCAATCACGCGTCAGGAGGCGTCGTCATGGACGGGACATCGAGACCGACACGGGAGGAGGTCGTCGCGGAAATCGAACGCTATGTGCTCAATGAGCAGCACAGGCAACTGCTGCGGCGGCGACTGCTGGATCATCCGACATTTGAGCGGATGGCCGAGGAAACCGGGCTGGACGTGAGCACCATCAAGAGGGCAATCTACGGCTATCGGGATGTGCTCGGCAAGTATATGTAACCCCTGGGGGATTCCCCAGGGGGCTTTTTTTATTTTTGGGGAAAACGAAATCGCGCCGAAAATGCGACGGCGCTGCACTGTTGATCTGGAGGCATGCGTGCCAAAATTGACACATGAGCAGATGGCAGTATTTCAATCCAAACCCGCGCGGGCGGGACACCATCGACTGCGCGGTGCGGGCGGTGGCGGCGGCGCTGGGCATCGACTGGAGGGGAGCCTATGCGCTGATCCACGCGCAAGGGTACGGCGACGCGGACATGGGGCCGGCAAACGGGACGTGGGGGGCTGTGCTGCGGCGGTATGGATTCCGGCGGGCGATCATCCCGAATTCGTGCCCGGATTGCTACACAGCCGAGGATTTTTGCCGGGACAACCCGAGGGGTGTGTTTGTGCTGGGATTTGAGGGCCACACAGCAGCGGTGATCGATGGGCGGGTGTGGGATGCCATCGACAGCACGTGGATGTGCCCGCAGTACTTTTGGTACAGGGAGGATGATGTGGCATGATCGACAGATTTGATCGGTGGTTCCCCGACTACCCGGGACAGCAGATGTGGCAGGACCCGCAGTACATAGCCAGGATGCAGCAGCAGCCCCAGCAGCCACAGCAGCCACAGCAGGGCGCGCCGCAGATGACGCCTTATATCGACGCGCATATGCTCCAGGTGGGCTCCATAGCCGAGGCTGAGGCTTATCAGATGGCGCCGGGCAACTCGCAGATGTTTTACACGGCGGACAGGATGACCTTTATCATCAAGGAGCAGGGGCAAGGGGGATACAACCTGATGATCTACGACAGGCGGCCGCCTGAACCCCAGAAACCGCCCATAGACCCGGCCAGGTTCGTCACGAGGGAAGAGTTCGAGGAACGCCTTGCGGCCTATGGTGGCGGCGCTGTGGCCGCCAGAGGGCGAGATAACGGGGGTGTGGAGTAGATGGGATTTTTTGATGGGCAAAACGCCCCGGCGGAACAGCCGAGGCAGATGAGCAACGAGGAGATGCAGGCGGCGTTTTTGCGGGACGTGCGAGGGCTTAAAAGCGACGCAGGGCGCTACATCCGCCAGGCCGGGGTGGACATCCCGGAGAGCCTGCGGGGCGACCCGCAGGCGATGGCGATGCACCTGATCCAGTCGGGGCAGGTTCCGCAGGGGCGGCTCCGGATGGTTCAGCCCCTGATCGACCGCATGATGGGCGGTCGGCGATAAAAAAGGCGACGCGATGAGGACCAGTCACCGCGTCGCTGTGGATGGATTGCCGTGCAGACAATGACACCCGACATGTCATTATAGCATTTTAGCGGCAATCCTGTCAATGTGCGTTCAATCCCCGGCGCGCGAGGGGAATTGGATAGATCAAATTGGAGGATTGATTCGATGGCATACAACGACATGCAGTACACCATGCCGGTCACTCCTGCGGCGGCCTACGGCTATCCCATGGGCGGCTATGGCGGCGGCCTGGGCGGCTTAGGCTGCGGCGACGGCTGGTGGATTATCCTGCTGCTGCTGCTGGGCGGCGGCATGTGGGGGGCTTCGGCATGGGCGGCTGGGGCGGAATGATGGGCGCCGGCATGATGGGCATGGACTGGCTCTATCCGTGGCTGTCCAACTCACGGCAGATCGACGACGGATTCCGCGGCCAGCAGATCAGCGCGGAGGTATCCGGACTGCGGAGCGACGTCAACCGGGGCTTCGGCGACGTCCAGCTCGGGATCGCGGGCATCGGGCGCGAAATCTGCCGCACGGGCGCGGACATCACCGGCGCGGTGCGGGACGGATTCTTCGCGGCCGAAACCGCGGCCAACGGCAGGGCGATGGCGGCGATGCAGCAGGGCTACGGCATGCAGACCGTCATGCAGCAGGGATTTAACGGCGTGGAGCGGCAGGCACCGGCCTGGTCAGGCTGGCGTCGCCGTCCCTGATGACGGGATGCGGATGTGTGCAGCCGTGGAACTGCTGCGGAATGCTCCAGGCGGACTATGACGTAGGGTTCCACGCCAACGTCCAG